GAAATCTGTGAGCCGACTGCACCCGAAGAATATCCAAAGCATGTCGCTTTCCTCGCTGAATGCTCCAATATTCTTGCTTCGGCTTATCAATTGGATAACTCCAGCCCAACTCATTAAGAGCCTGAGTAGCAGCAAATTCAAAATTTTCCACACTAAGAAAAGCTGCCGAAGCACCCAGAGAACCTTCTATTTTTCCGATAAATTCTCCAGAAGTGGAAATAGACATAAAGCACTCTCTCAAATTTTATATAAAAGAAGAGGGGCTTACACCCCTCTTCCGTTCACAATTACTTCTTGCTGCGACTTGTTTTCCTACCACTTTTAGCAGACTTCGGTTGATCTTCTTGCAAAATTTCCAAAGTTTTCCGAGGTTGAGTTCCTTGCCTGTGCATGTCGATCTCTCGATAAAGTTTGCTAGGAAATTTAGTATTAGTGTCCTCATGGACACCAGCAAACATTACCTGACCATCATCCACCTTCAAATTGTAGAAAAGACGAACCTTCATGGCTTCCTCCTTGTAATATTTTTATGTGGTGGGCTATATACACCCACCACATAAATTGTTTTGTTGTGCTACTTGATTGTCAGAGTGAACAGCGCGTCAGGATGATAGATAACGGGAAGTCCCTTGTTCTGGATTCGCAGCCACAATCCTTCCGGGTCCCATTCCTCATTGCTGTCCGCATACATACCGAAGTGGCGGTCATTGCCAAAGGGAGCTTCCATGAACTCCGCAATGTCCTCACCGTCCACCTGACGGGCGAACATTCCAACCTTGTCGTCCGTGATGAACTTCTTCCTCATGACCAGCCGAGCCTGACCAGCCTTGTAGGAATTGTTCGTTCCGGAACTCAGAGTCACGGTGTCGTTGCTTACATCCACAGAGTCGATGGTCACTTCCTCATAGGTGAAGACGTTTTCCATCGGATAGATCCGAGCCTTCTGTCCGCTCTCAAGGTCAGTAGCCTCTTCCACATTGATTGTGGTAGCTCCACTGGACACGTCAGCAGTGATCCAAGTGGAAACCTCAAACAGATCATCATACACGGTCAGGTTGCCCAGACCGAGCAGTTGTCCAATGACCCGAGAGGGATTAGCGAACAGATCGCCCTCGCCAAACGCGGACTTCTTCAGGAGATCCTGAATGTCCGTGTTGAACATGAGGATCTTCAGAACCTCAGAGTTGATGAAGAAATCCGTGGGATTCACTCCAACGTCCTCAGAGAACTGCTTCTTGATGTCATAGATGTCCCGAATGGGCGTAGCAGTGCTGCCGGGGCTACCTGTCCCATCATCCCAAACATCATCACCCGTAAGAGTGATCTTGTTCTGGGCGGGGACACCATAGTCCACAGTCACCTTGGTTCCACCGGGGCGACTATAGCTGATCTTGTGATCGAAGAACGCCTTAGCCATCATCCACTCGCGGCGGCGAGAGCAACGGTTCTTCAGCCTTCGCTGTTGCCGTGCGATCTGCTTCCGGGCAGTCCTGCGCTGAGAATTGCTCAGAGGCTCACGCAGATTGTTCAGAAGCTGCTCCTCAAGGAAGGTCTTTTCCTTCCAATAAGCAGCAGACGCGCTTCCTTCGCTGTACAGGGCCTCATCGCCAAAAGTCGGCGCGGGAGCACCGGGGGCGACGAAGGGCGTCATGCCAGCGGTTCCATATTCCAGGACCCAACGAATCCTATCGGACTCGTATTGCTCCGATCCGAACATCTCGGTAAAGACCAAGCTGTCCGGTGCGGGCATCTTCTCAATAGTCTTATTGAGCGTTTCGTGGTGAAGTTCCGCAGGGATACCTTTCATATCCAATACCTCCTAAAAGGCTTAATTGTTAAATCCTACCGCATCACGTAGTAGGAATACTCATCATAAACATTGCCGAGATCGGTCATCGCTGTGTCGTCCATGCCCTTGACCACCTTCTTGCGAAGGATAGCATTGGAGAGGACAACAGATCCGAGTGCGCCTTCGGCGTACTCACCAGCACCAGTGTCAGCAATCGTGTCCACAACGTACTTTGCCTTACTACGCTTGCCAGAATCCGCATCCTCAGCCTTGAGGAAGGCATTGGCACTGTTGGCAGTGGTGAAGTCTCCACTGATAGCACTGTCCAGAGTGACGGTAGCCTTGATATCGCTGGACTCACGATCAATAGAATCAATCGTGGCCCCTTCATAGCTACCATCAGTATCAGTGAGGACGATACTGTCACCAGCATCCAGCTTGTAGGATTCAATCATTTCCACATCGAACTCACCGCTAGTACCGGAAGCGGTAAGATCGGTGAGCAAGAACACGCGGGACGGATCATCCTTAGAGATGGTGTCCGGGGTGTAAGGCACGAGATTACCCGTGTTCTGGTCCTCAGCCATCACTGTTCCAATAGGAACAGCACCATATCCGGCGCGGAAGGTCTTGTCCAGCAACAGGGCCACTTCACGCGGACTCTTGAACAGTTGTTCATAGATGGCCTTTGTGTAGCCCGTAAAAGTTTGCTGCGGAGTGTTCCCACCCATCCCGGCAGAAGTCCTGCCAAGACCGGGATATGCAACGCGATCATATTCATAGCCAGGGATAGCCATATCCTACCTCCTTATGAGGGATTTTAGTTAGTCCTTCTTTTTGTCCTTTTCCTTCACAGCCAGAGACACCATCTCATCAGAGAGGGCGTCAAACTTCTCAGTCTCGTTCTCATGGCTATCACTACCACTAGGCGTGTGGCCTTGGACGACACTGAGATCGAGATCGCTGAGGGATTCCACCCAATCATTGATCTCTTCATCCACCTTCTGGCTAAAGGATTCCTCATCAAACTTGCCTTCGCTGTCCACAAACTTGTTGTGGTCAACGTGACGCTTCACCTTGTCATGCAGACGATCAGGGATAGTGCTGTCGGAGAGCTTCTTATCCTTAATACTCTCTGCATGAGCCTTCAGATCACGCTCCCGGCGAATCTGTTCAGACTTCTCTAGCTTGTCCACTCGCCCGGAAAGCTCCTCATTGGTCTGAGACAGCTCTTGGATCTTTTGATCCTTCTGGCCGATCTCATTGTCCTTTTCCTTGAGCTGGTCTGCAAACTGCTTGTACAGCTCAGGATACTGCTCCTTAAATTGCTCCAAGTCCATACTGGAACCTCCAGAATTTTTGTTGTTTTCATCATCATTTTCTTTCTCAGAACTGCCACTAACTGCCACTTCCCCTTCACCGTCTTTTTCAGAAAAGTTGACGACTTCCACCTCAAATTCTTCTTCCTGTCCATCAGACATGGACTGAACAGAGGTGTTTTCATCCCGACCGAAGACACAGACAGAAGCTTCCTTAAACTTGGAATTCCTGAGAACAATCCCAGGACCCTTCAAAGTCTTGCCGTTCACTTCGGCCTTTTCGTCTTCCCCATACTCTTCAATCTTTACTGGTTTCACAGAGATTGAAGCTTGATAGGGAAAATCATCCTCAAGATTCTGCATGAACTCCTGAGCATCTTTGTTGGATAGAGGTTTGATATCATCAAACTGAACAACATTGTTTTCCGTGAAAGGCTTTCCGCTCTTCACTCCAATTTTCTTATCCCACGAATGGTCTTCCAAAATAGGATAACGCTTCCTGCCCCCAAATTGAATCCCGCCGACATCCACACAGATCCATCCTCCAAAAATATCAGGCATCTCATTACCTGTGTAAGCTGTCATGGAAAAGCGTTTTTCTTCTCCACCACCATTATCGGCAAGCTCAATCAGAGGCTCATTGGAAGTGAATGTGAACCTTCCTTTTGGAGCTTTTAACTTTTTCGTGCCCATACCTTGTTCCTCACTGTTTGAACTACTACCAACTTTGGAGTTGGCAGTACGAATGGCTTTTGCTTCGCAGTCTTTCCCTCCATCCTTTTTACATTGTTCCAGAACGGAGTTGGCGATTTCAACCCATTTTTCCTTCTGCTTCTCCGTCAAACCCTTCTTGTGCTTAGGCACATCTTTTTTTGTCCAAGGAATTTTTATCACCTCCTTTATCTCAGTCTACCTTCCTTCGTAACCCGTAGCTTTCCTAATTCCCGTAGGATTGAATGTATATTTCCAATATAGCAGCAAAATGGAGAACTATGCAAGCCCCCTACTTTTTGCTGCTACGATTTACCTTTCTATCCTTGTTTGAAGGTTCAGATTCAGACTCTTCCTGTGCCTTTTCCTGGTTCACAGTAGAGAGAGTTTCGGGAAAACGCTCATCCTCTTTAGCTTTTTCCTTAACCAGAGATTCCCAATCAGGAAAGCCAAGACGCTTGGCAACTTGTTTTCGTGGGATATTAAGAGTATCCACAACAGAACCGTGTTTGGAACCAAGCAGTGCTGTCGAAGTGGCCTCAATATCTTCAAGCCTACTAACAGGGAGGCTAATATCTACCAACTTATAACAAGGCTTTTCCACTTTTTCCATTATTGGTTTTCTGTTTTTATCGAAATCAATAACCTCGTCCAACTTGCGGATATACTTAAAATCGCTTTTGGCCTTGGAGCGGAACCAAAGAATAGGACGCCAGAAATTGTAAATCAAAAACATCTTAAAGTAATGAAGCTCATCATTGATCCTATCTCCTTGCGGCCCCTGAGAAGCTTTCACAGAAGCATAAGTGCTTCTATAATCTCCAAGCATTGTGTCCTGTGGCTTTTGCAATCCAGAACTCACCATTTGCATTATATCGTTATCTTCATCAGAAATAGAGTTGAGTTTGGGATTTTGCACTTCCAAATTCATTCCCGGCGGGAGAACCAGTGTTCCTCCTGGATCTTTGGGCTGCATAATTCCTGTCTTTTTTCTATCTTCCTCACTCATGTTAAGCCAACTACGGAAAGCTTGCATGTTTTCCATAGTAATAACCCACAGATAAGCACCACTAGATTTCTTATGATCAATTTCGTATTTCTTCAAATTCTCATAATAATTAACCCACTGAACAGTGGTTTTAATATGAGATATATTGCGGCGGTTCATGTATCCTTTATTCCAGTGGACAATAAAAGTCTTGTACCCGCCAAGATCACGATAAGGTTTGGAATTGGGACTTTTTGCTCTGGCAAATTTAACCTTCTTGCTGTCAAAGCTATCGTGATTCTTAACCTCTTTTTCCAATTGAGGGTAGTAAGCAATGTTTACGGAAGGAATTAGGACTTGCTCTCCTTCAGAGATTTCAGACTTGTTTTGCTTCTCCATCTGAACGATATAAAACATTGGGAAAGTGCGCTTGGTAGGATGAAAGATGATGCCGGAACCACCGTCACCACCACCGCGAACAGAACCGGGAGGAATGAAATCAACTTCTACAAAACCGTCTTGATGCACAGTGAGCATCAGGAAAAGCTCACCTTCACCTTCAGCCCTAGCCACGTACCCTGGAAAATTTTGATAGAGATCGTTGCGAGGATCTTCCATTATCTCATTAATAGCGCGGTCAATATCACGATGACTGGA